TTGCGCATCCGTTGCAGTTCCAATTGTTCACGTTGCATACGTAATTGGGTTAGCGGATCGGCAGGCGTATTCGCATCGAGCTGGCGCTTTAGCATCATCTGCATAAATGCCTGTTGTCCTGGCGTGGCGTATGGGTTGCCCATAAGCTGGATCAGTCGCGGATCGACATCACCAAAGGCGTTGTTGGGGTGTTGTGATCGCGGCTTTTGTCGGGATTGGCCCTGCGCGAGCGGAACGGGCGGTTGCTGTTCTGGCTGTTGATCCGGTGGTGCAAATGCCATGGAAACGCCTGCCGATGGATCAGGGCTGGCACCTTGTTCTGGCTGTTGTTGGGGTAACGGGATGGATCGGGCAATTTGGCCAACCTTTGCACCATAGTTTGGGTCTGTTGCGTAACCAGATGCCTGAAGTTCAGCCAATTGATTATCCAACCCTTGGGCAGCCCTGAAGTTCCCATAACGGGGATTGTGCAAGATGAAATCACCGTATCCGCGCACGCTATCAGCAGGGCTTTCGTATTGGCGGAAGCGATCGCGTATTTTCACGCGTTTGCCGTCAATCACTTCATGCGTGGTCAACGTCTGTCCGCCCTCTTTGCCGTGCGATTTAATGCCAAAAAAGTTATTGCCTGGTGCGGCCCGCCCCCAACCGGTTTCCAACGCCGCCTGACCGATGATTACACGCGGATCGATACCCGTACGCCTGCTTTGTTCAATAGCAGCAGGCATCAGAGCATCGATGAACGCGCGCTTATCACCGGATAGGTCCATGGATGTCTGGCGCGGCGCATTTTTACTGTCACTCGATGCCAAGTTAAATGATGCAGGTTCGTTTGAACCTGCCACCAATCCCCCAGACCAGGCATTGAAAGACGTATTAAACTGATCGCGTCCGGCGGCATCGGCCTTGGCAACACGACCACGCATAAGACGATAGGCGAGCGCTTGGCCCAATGCCGACAAACCTTCACCAACGCTTTTTGGTGCGATTTTGCGCGATGCCATCGCATTGATAATCTGACGCTGGCGTTGCAGGTCTTCATAAGAGCGGCCCGTGTTGCCGCCAAAAATCATGGATGGCGAACGCATGTTGAAAGCGCCTTTCCATAATCAACCATCTTGACGCCCTCAACTTCGGCAACGGCTTCGGGTTTCTTTTTCTGGACTTCCTGGGCCATCAGACCCATTTGGATCGGTCCGCCCGATTTATAGCGGAACCGATAGATATTCTGCCCGTCATTGGTTGTACCGACTTTCTTGACATCGGTTTTTACCCGCCGGTCTGACGCCATCAACAGATTAGCACCCAATCCCAGCATACCGCCGAACAGGTTGCTTGATCGGTTGGCTGCTGCATTATGGGCTTGAAGCTGCGCGGCGTGGCGGTTGTGCATGGCATTGTTGTAGCCCGCCTGGATGCCCGCAAAGTCAGTTGTTGCAAGCTGTGCAGTCTGGGGATTGATAAAGTTGGGTTGCGTCACCTGGGAACCCGACATCAGGGCCGTGATTTCGTTGATCGGCTGGTTCCGCAGTGCCAACTGTTCCTGCAAGACCTGATTGCGCCGCTGATCGTGTGCATTCACGCGCGTCAGATCGGCGTTGAACCGGGCCGTCTGATTGGCATTGTTGAACTGGGTTTTCGCCATATCCTAACTGAACGCCTGGCTCTGCGCTGTATTCTCAAATCCGGCGCGTGCCGCTTCCAGTCCGGTCAATCGGCTTTGCTCTTGACCGCCTGCCAGAATTGCCCCCATGCGGGCATCATTGACCTGCCGTCCATGGTCTTCCATCGCCGCTTGATAGGCTTCAGATCCCATACGAATGCCTTGGGACGCAAGCCGTGATTCCAGTGCCTGCTTGTCCCGATCAAGCCGCCCCTGCATCCGCCCCATTAGCGCATCTTCGACACGCTGGCGGTCTTCTGAAAAGTCTGTATTATAGGTTCGCGTGATCTGTCCGGCATCCCCCGGACCCGCAAATGTTGGGGCGGACACGGTGTTCAAATCACCACGATCCGGCAGGGTATCTGTATCAACGGGGCGATCCAGCAATCCGTTTAAACGGGCGGATTGATCCGATGCCAGCTTGGAAAAATTGATCTGTGCCTGGTTGGTCTGATCGTGAATTTTCTGCTGTTCAGGACTGAGCGTCTGCGTTGCTGTATATGTCGGAATGACATGCCGTTGTCCGGTGCCGGGGTCGGTATAGGTATGCGATCCGGTCTGCGTGTAGGTTAATGATCCATCGGGTGTTACCTGATTGACATTATTCAATGACTGTTGCGCAATCGCCGTGCCGATATTGGTGGCGGTTTGTGCCGCTGCCGTTTCTTTAGGCGGTGGCGGAGCCGGGGGAGCGGGGGGAGACGATTTCTTACCCATGAGACTGTGGCCCTATCAATTTTGAGTTCTTCCAGGTTTCACGCTTCAAAACGATGACCGCTTCGGCTTCATCCGGCCCCCACATATCGGGGATAAGGGTTTCGGTTGCGCCCAAAGACCGCCAGATGCGGCGCACGCGCGTGTTGTGTTCAGAATGACGTGCAGCAACCAGTCGAACGCCGACATGGTTGAAGGGATAATCGAATAGCGTTTTCAAGCGCCGTTTGTTGCACCAGTCGCGGCGTGTGGAATAGCCGGATACTTCAATGACCCCTGCTGCCGGGTCGTAATTGTGATAAATAAACCCGGCGACCAAGCCTTCCTGCTCATTGGCAAAACCCAGTGCCGTACATGCCCCAAACTGGCGCTTGCCTGCCCAAAGTCCGTTTTCAACAAAAGCAATGGTTTCCTGTTTATACGCAAATGTGGGAACAATCGATGTCATACGACAGTGCCCCCCGTTGAATATGTCAGATCAACCGAAATCAGTTCGCAATCCAACTTGTATGCCGCACCCGATGTGATCTGCAATTGAACCGCCAAGGCGTGCCCCTGGGCACTGACACTGTCCCAATGTTCGCGGATCGTGTAATCGGAAAAATCGGCCGCCCATTTGCTGATATCCCATGCGGCAACATCCCATTGCGAACTTTGGTAACCGGGATCGTTGACCGCGTTCGGGGCTGCACCAAAGCGGGGGCGAAAATCCGACGCAACGGTAAATTGAGGTCCAAAGGGGGTAGAATGGCGAAACGTACCCCGCACCATATGGGCCTGTTTAAATGCGCCAACCGATGACAGATGGTCGAACGCAAAACACGCCTTGCATTCGATCAGATTGCCGTTGTCCGTGCCCCCAAAATCGCCCTGGAATATAGCGCCAGAACCATCCCCATAATAAAGCGTATCGCCCAGGATGTTCAGATCATGGATTTTCCATCCCCTGAATTTCGACCATTTTCCCGTTCCCAGATTAACCACAAAACAATGCTGTCTGTCCGATCCCGCTTTCGGCGGAATAGCGAACGCCATATTGCGGCTTTCCCACTTGACCAGCCGCCAACCGGAGGACCGCCCCGACAGGGCTGCTTCGCGCCGCCAGTCCGGTTCAATGGCCCGTGACAACGAAACCAGCTTCAGCTCCCCAAGGTCTTTTTGAAGGGCCGCCGAAATCGGGATCAGCCCGCCCTTTGTCGCAATGATCAAATCGCCACCAACGGACATAATCGCACGACGGCCCAAAGGCGCGCCGATATCGTAAACACCGGTCATGGACCAGCCATCAATCGGGTCGCCACCAAAGACGGCAAACTCACCCTGATCGGTTGCAAAGACGCATCGATCATCCATCCCCGCACCACTGTCCGAAGACCATGTTGCGCCAAACAGCAATGACCCGCCTTTGTTGAAGATACCCGCAAGCGGCAATTTCGTCGCAGCCCCTGCAACCGAATTCACGCCAAGATACCAGGCATTCATGCTATCTTTCTGGATGAAGAACTGGCGGTTGCGATAGGCCCAAGCATGTGAAAACAGCGATGTATCGACATCCGTAATGGCGAACGGGCTTGATGTATCCGTGACCTGCTGCCAGCTTGTGCCGTCAAAAATCTGCAACGAGTCGATGCCGTTGACGACAGTCAGAAATGATCCACCGTCGGTCTGCATTTCCAATATATTATAGTCCCCGGATTTCTGCCCGGTCACAACGGCCGTTAAATCCGTATCCAGTGGTGTATCTGGTCCAAAAGCATAGATGCCGGTATCGGTCGCAGCAAAAAACTGTTCGGCACGGCCTGCCCTGTATGCAAACAGGCTTTTTACTCCGGATGGTACGGACACCCGGTGTTTTGTACCACCGCGGGGTTCGATACCCGTTTCTGTCGGCCAAAAGTTTTCCAGCACAACGGCGCTTTGCTGATCCTGATCTGCCAGATTGGCGTTCGTAACCCACCCACCAATCGGTGCGGTATAAGTCTTGGTCTGTGCCGATGGCTGTTTGTCACTCTGCGTCGGCACGCGATTTTGAGGCCGAATACGGGCCGGATTGATGTTGATCATCCTTGATTCCCCCCTGATCCTTGCCCCCGATCTGCTTTGATCTCGCCGATCAGATCAGCTTCGAATTCGGCCAGAACATCATCGTAAGGCAATCCCTTTTGGCGTTTCCAGCGCCAGATCGTACCTTTTTCGATCAACCGTTCTGGAACCAGCAGCGTATCGCCGTTCTGTGTGATTTCTTGGCTGTCTTCGACCCAATGCCTGGACACATAGCGGACTTTTGCGCCGTCCGCGTCGAGTGCTGGCGCAAACAGGATTGTGCCCGCATGCACATGGTAGTAGGGCTGCGTTGACGGACGCGCCGACAACAATTCCCAAACTTCCGGACCGGCGGCAGGCCTGACCTGGTGAGAGCCCGTCTTGTTCAAACGCACTGCGTTCTGTTCGGTTAGCATCTGGAAGTCACCGGGCAGGCTGGCTTCGCTCACATTGCCTGCAACGGTCCATTCCTTGACCAGACGATACCATTCAGCCCGCCGCGACACATCCTTGCCCGCTGCATTCATGAACGCCCTGATCTGGCGGATTTCATAGGCGTTGCTGGTCAATTGGGCAGATGTGTTATCCAGCCTGATTTCCAGCAATACGTTTGCCAACACATTTTCGGCGGTCATGGCACAACATTCCCAAGATTGATCCGCGTTCCTGTATGCCGGTTCATGTGATCGGCTTCGTTTGCCGCGTCGATCAGACCACCAAGATAGCCCGCTGTCGCCTGGGCTTTCTCGATTTCATTGTTGGCGGTATAGACTTGGAACAACACGGCCTGAAGATACAGTTCCGGTTCATCGTCCAGCAGCCAGCTGGTGTTCGCTGCTTCGAGCCCTGGCACTGCTGCATAATAGACAAGCTGGTGCGCCTTCGCCTTATAGGTCGATTTTAGTGCCCTGGCCTGGATCGCATACCCGTGTTGACGGCCTGCCAACACCACATCCAGCGGCTTGCGTTCGATGTCGCGTTTATCAACACGGATCGATCGCATTTCCTGATAATCTGCGGGCAGATTAACCGAACCCTGTGCATCGGTTGTCACCAGGGCGGCGGTTTCCATACCGGCCAGGCGCAACCGCTTGGACAGCATCTTTTCAGCCATGCCGACAAACATCTTCGCCCGATTGACGACATCCGTCGCACCGGACCGAGCGGATACTTCTGCAATCAATTCAGGGTAATCATTGATCATCAGATCGTGCCTTCAAATGTGCGGAAGGCACGATTGTCACCATCGTTCAGCCAGCGGCTGATGTAGTTTTCATCGCCTTGCATCTGGGCTTCATGGAGCTGGTCATAGAATAGGTTCAACGGAATAGACGCGACACGCTGGCCTTCACCAAAGCGCCGGCCTTGGCTTGCGTTTAACAGGGCCGCATTGTCATCGACCAGGGACTGCACGGGGTAGTCCGTGCGAAAATGTGTGGCGGCACCGTCGAAATACCGCCACATCGTGCGACCGGTGACGGGATCATAATCGACAAGGGTCCAATCTCCGTCCTTGACCTGCATTACCCGTTTTTCCTTTGGTCGCCCTCCCCCGGCAGCGGATCGGCGCGTTCGGCCTTTTCTTCTTTGATGAGGGTTTTGGCGGCCGCCACATCGACGTTGATGACAGTGCCTTGTCTGTGGCGCTTGCCTTCATCGTCCCAATAATCGCGACGTAATCGGACGGGTGCAGGTTTGTCGGCTTTTGCCGCCTTTTCCTGCGCTCTTTTCAGTTCCCTAGCAACAGCTTCAGGCAGTTCAACACCGGCTTGCACGATTGCTTGCGCAATCTGCTGCTTCGTCCAGCTTTCTGTCACCGCGACGTCCGCGTTGATGGCGTACAGAATAAGATCGTCTTTGTTCATGACGATTGCTCCATAAAAAAAATGAAGGGAACCAAAATTCCCTTCACATCATGGGGGTAAAACCGGATTAGGGCTCAGGTGGTTGCTGTCAGTCCGAACACATCCGCCACAACGCCAAGGCCCTTTTCGTTCTTTACGCAGAGGGTCCCTTCGCCGATGATCACGCCTTTTTGGGCGTCACCAGTCTTGGCAAGGTTTTTGACGTTCTGGATTTTGCGCAGCATCTTCATCTCAAGAAGTGCCGGGTCCAGAAGATGGACATTGGAAGCCATCGTGGCGTTGCCCGCCTGAACACGGTTCGGCACGATCATGACCGTGCCAAAGTCGCCTTCATAGACATCTGCTGTTGCGATGATCGTATTCTTGCCGCCCGATGCTGCATAGCGGAACTGGGCAACATTGGCATCGGACATAAACGTCGTGAACACGGATTTCACATAAGGCGAACACACGGCGAATTTTGACGTGCCGCCGGATGTGTAGACCTGCTGCATCGTGCCATCCAACAGGGCTTTGGAAAAGGCGCGTTTGGTGCCCGCTGTTGCTGCAACCGTCAAACCGGTTGCACTGTTAAAACCCCCATTGGCACCTGTCGCGCCACGGTCAACATTGGTTTCATACCAGGATGCAAGGGATCCCATCTTTCGGGGATCCGTTGCAACGGACGCCGTGTTGCCCAGAAGGGCGAATTCGATGTCCTTGCGTACTTCGATGCCTTTTTTCAGCTTTTGATGCTTGATCTTTTCAACCCTGCCCGCATTGTCCACGGCTTCCTGGGTTTCAGAAACGGCCCATGTTTTGCGGAAAATCTGTGTGTAGTTGCCAACGCGATCAGGGGTGTCGATTGCATCGAAATCGAATTCATCGCCCTCATTGTTGACGTTTTCATCCGGTGCCGCCAGATCGTCGATTTCCCATTCGGGATGCGTCGATTGTGCGCCGGTTTTCTTGATCATGGAGTAGATCGGCGTGTCTTCCGGCGTGATCCGGCTTACGACATCCGACAATTCTTCGCGGTTCCCAACGGCGCTGGAAGACACGAAGGTGTTTGCGAGTTTAGCCATCGGCTTTTTCCTATCTGCAAAGGATCAGTCGAAATCCACCGCCATGGCAGCTTCAAACGATCCGGTTTTGGCTAAGCGTCTCATGGCCTGACGATTTTTGGTTGGTTTGTCAGAAACAGGCGTGGAACGACCGCCTTTGCGCGGCTTTTCAGTAATGCGTCGACGCGCATTCTTGCGGTTCTGTTCCGCGATCTTGCCAATGCGTGCATAATGCACCAGTTGCAGGATACGGTGATCCGCGGTTGAACTGATTTCCTGTTCACTAAAGCCAAATTCAAGCGCCGTCTTTTTGACGGACGCTTCGAAAGCGGCTTTGCGGCCTGGGTCTTTCAACATCGGCAAGGCTTCAAGCAGCTTTGCCGCTTCGGAAGACCGAAAACGGGCGATTTCGTCATCGCTCGCCCCCTGAATAGTCGCATTCGCCTGTTCACCAGCCGCATGGACACGGCGCAATTCCGCAATCGCGTTGTTGCGCAGGGCCATTTGGTATTGATAGGTGGCAGGATCGCTTTGCGCCAATCCAAGATCAGGTTCTGAAGGAATAAGACCTTCCAAAAAATGCGTCAGGTTTTGATACGCAATCTGGAGTGACTGGGCATTCTGGCCGTAATCGTCCCGCATGGCTTCGACAGCCTTACGTTCCTGGGCCAGGCTTTCAGTCTTGTGTGTATAGTCCTTGTTCCGGAAATAGCCCTTCTTGAGCTCCCCAAGCGGGACTTGCTCCCCGTCACCAAGCATGACCAACACGCCATCGCCGTCGTCAAAGTCCGCCCCGTCATCCGTTTCATCGTCTTCGCCAGACGGCTCTCGCGTCTGGGAAGGCAAATCCCCGTCTTCAGGGTCGGTTTGCTCATCCGTCAGCCCTTCATCGTCTCCGAGTGCGCCAATCGCTTCGTCGAGGGTGTCAAAGCCTTGATCCTCATCAGAAGCGAAATCCGCCGTATCCTTGTCGATGTCCACGTCGCCAGGTTCCAAACCATCGTTTCGTTGGTTTTGTTGAGGCATTTCCCAACGTCCTTTCGTTGGTTTACGGTGCCGCCTTATGCGACATCACGCTTTTTTGGCAGGGTGGTCTTGCCCCCAAATCCTTCGCCGGATGCGCGGGTCTTCAACTTCTGCCGCAAAGATCGGATCGCACGGATTTCATTCATCGCCGTGCGCCGTGTTTCGTCGTCCGATGGTTTGGCCTGAACCGCAACTTCCATCGCGTCGCTTTCCAAAGCATCGAAAATTTCATTGAACAGCGGATGGTTCAAAAGCCGTTCCGCTTCACCATTGGGTAATTCTTGCATTTTTAGGGATTTCTGCTATGAACTGATCAGACCTTCCAAATTCGCCTCACAAACGGGTCATGAGCGTCGGGCGTACGTTCAGGGGTCTCTCTTCTTCCATAAGCTCTTGTTGCATTTCGTGTGATTTTTCGGTATATTCTCTCTGATTGTGGCCTAGTCAGCCCAAAAGGTAGCGTTTGCTAGGTGGTAGCTGCACACCCCACAGTCACTCACCTAACAACTTGCCACCCTTCTTGATCTCTCTGATTAAGTCGGTTCTATGTGGCTTCCCAATGGCGTTGCCTCTGTCGGGATACCCGGTCGTCACACCATAATAGGGATCATCCTTGCCGATCAGACGCTTCCACCCGCCGTCCTGAAACTCGGCAATAGCATATCGGTTCTGTCCATCTGTTTTGACCAGCATCAAGCGGCCATTGATCTGTTCAACGACGGTGTCGTGACTCTTGGCGACATCTTTGATCAAATCCAGACCGTCACGATAGCCGATATCCTGGGCACGTTGGTGTTTATCCGGCGAAATATGCCGTGCACCATAGCCCTCTTTCCCTGAAATGCCCTGCTGCATTCGTATGGGAGCTTGTGGGAAGCGTCCGCCCGACGTGGTCTCAACTTCAGGGCCAATGCGCCCCAAATCGGGGTTTCCATCTGCGTTTTTCACAAAACGTCGTGCTGTGGCAATTTCGTGCGCTCGGCTTGCCGCGTTGCGGCTTTGTGCAGCCACCCCACCAAGTCTTCCAGCACCCCCTATGGACATTTGCGCCATGCCCAAAAGATCGCGTTCCAGCCGCTTTCCCATGCCAGGCGATGAAAGACCGATTTCTTCAGTGGCCTGTCCCGCAAAAGCAGCACCACCATGCAAGAGCGCATTGCCACCGCGTAAGACCGCGTCGCCGGCTGCCATTGCAGGATAGCCGATCATCTCATTAAATGCCTGCACGGGTGCGAGGATCGGATATTGCTGTACCAGCTGACGGTGTCCGGCTTTTGTTTGCGGGTCATAGCCGATCGGATCATCAGGGTTCCAACCGCGCATACCACCGCGAAGTACCGCCTCATACAGGCGCTTAAGCGCTTCCATTATACAATTCCCCGGCGGTGAACGGATCAAGCGGGGCCGTACCAAGCCCCGCCTTTGCCCGTTCCACCTGCATTTTTTCCCGGTGCTTCAGAAGGTCCAGTTCGCCTTGCATCACGGCGATTTCGCGTGCCTGATCGGCTTTTAGGATTTGAAGCTGCGTATCTTTTTCAAGTTCAGCCTGTTTGACCTGAATATCAGCCTGCATTTGCGCCTGTTCGATCTGCGTCTTGGCCTGTGCCTTCAGCTGTTCAAGCTGCATCTGCATCTGAACTTTCTTTTCCGCCTCAGACGGCCCCTGCCCCTCTTGCATCTTCGCGGCAATCTCTTGCGGGTTGGGCTGCGTGAAATACGGATCGGCACTTGGGAAGCCCGCCGTTTCGGTGATCTTTTCAAGCACATTGTAAAGCTGGTTCGGCTTCACGAACGGATTGTCCGGCCCAATCGACGCCAGCAATTCTTTCTGAAGCCCAAGGATCAACTGCAACACGGCCAGATCACGTTCTTTCGACCCAGCCCCAAGGCCGACATTGACCGTGCAGTCCATATCGACATTCCAATGACGGGGATCATATTCGACCCATTCCCCGCGCAGGCGCACGGTGCGGGGCTGATCGGCGTGCGCGATTACCAGCTTCAGCAATCCTTTGAACGCCTTGCGAATGCCGCCGCGCGCCAGGGACCGGATGATCATTTCAGCCTGGGCGATCCCGCTTTCTGACATCAACTGCACCGATGTCGCGGTCATGCCTTGGAAGGCTTCAGGATCAAGCCCGCCAGATTGATCGGTAATGCCCGTGCGATCCCGCACCACATTGTCCAAATATTCCATCATCGGATAGATGTTGGCAGCGATGAACGGCACCTGGTTCCACTGAACCGCGTCCTGCATATTCGCGCCGTTCTTCAACGTGATCGGCTTGCCGAATGCCGGATTATAAACGGCTTCCAGACCACTTTCGGTCAGTTTCGACGGATCAATCGCTGGCTGCTGGTTGTTCTGCCAGTAGATGTTGTCCAGCAACGCACGCTGAAGCGCCGTCTTGATCCGCTGGATATCCATCACGTCTTCAGCGATGGAATGGCCTTCAAATTGGTGCGCTTCGCGTTCGGCAACGACTTCGGCATAAGGTGCTTCGTCCACGGCTTCCATTGCCAGGATCAGATGCTTGCCTTCTTCATCAACGCCCGCTTGTGCAAAACAAATCTTGTACAGTTCGGCGATGCCATCACCATCCTGATCAAGCCGCACATAGACTTCATAAATCAGAACGTCTTGCATCGCCTTGGATGTGCTGGCCTTGATGTCCGTCCAGTCATGCCCCTGGCGGGCGATCCCATCTTCGAAAGCATCGTCGCTGCCTTCGTGGGCCGCAATACTGGCAACGTCATCCCGGTCATAACCGCGGCTCACCAGTTCTGATCGGGTCACGATCTGGCGCTCACCGACAATCGGGCTGTCTTCAATCCCGACAGCGCCAGGATAGATCAGGAACGATCCACGCGGGATCGCTTCAAGCCGAATGTCGATCTGTTCCTCGATCCGGCGCAGCTTGAAATCATGACGGTGTGCTTCAGGGTCTTGTTCCAGGATCGCCTGATCGTTTTCTGGCCGGTCAACACGGTCCAGAATCGCGATACCGTCTTCACCTTCCAGCCCCAACAGGGACGTGGACGGTTGATTGGTGAATTCATAAACCTTCGACTGCTTGCGCTTGTAAGCCGTCCATTTGAGCATGCCGGTCTTCACCAACAGCGCATCGAAAACAGCATCGTGGATCGCCTGTTCCGCACCGCATTCCGGCACCACAACATGATTGACGTAATCCGTCGCCTGTTCCGATCCTTCTTCGTCCTCCGGCCCAACAGGTTCGTAATCGACAATCTTGTCGTTTGACAACAGCGTGCGCATGATCGACGGCATCAGCTTCTTGATAACGGAACGCACATCCTTGGACACAGAAGCCGAGCGGCCTTCTTCAGCTGCCAGGTCATTCATTTCGCCGTTGTAATATTCCAATGCCCGATCCCGGATGGGCTTTTGTTCCTCGGAATATTGTTCACACGCATCGACCAGCTTTGCGACATGGTTGGCAAGGCGATCGTGATCGTTCAATTCGGTGTCGTCGCGCATTAAACCACCCGCCTGACCTTGAATTCAGGAATTTTGGTTGGCGCGGTCTGAACCATCTCCGGGAACAATTCGGTCAACGCCCATACAAGCGCGTCCAACCGGTCGGGTGATCCTTCGCCCTCGAACCCCGCATTGGTGATCATCGTCATTTGATTTTCGAGTTCGCAAAACGCGCCCACATGATGGACCCGGCCCTGTTCATAGAGCGCTGCAATCGGTTCGGCCCGCACATGCTTGCCGCGTGTTGCCCGCACTTCGATGATATTCAATCCTTCACGTACACTGCGAAGCGTGTTCGCAACCATGTCGCCGCCCTGGTTCACTTCAACGACGATGCCATCCGCAGCGTATTTGTCGTGCAAGGCGATTGCCCGTCGTGCCCAAATCAGCGGCGATCCACGCACCGACGCATCCTCCAGCACATAGCCTGTCTGCTGGCCCTTGTTATCTTTGGCGATGCCGGCAACCACCAGCCCGTGTTCGTCGCTTTGATCGGTATGCGTCACTGCCGGATCAACCGACACAACGATCCGGCCCAGATTCTCTGGTGGCGCGCCAAGGCGGTATATGTCGATCTGATCCTGTCGCCATAACGCGCCAGGAAGGTCGCCAAGAATTTCGCCTTCCAGTTCCTGCCGTCCAAGCCGCGTATCTGCATAACGGGCTTCGATCTTCGACAAAAACGTCGGTGCCAGATTGGATCGATTGTCCAAAGTCCGGCCCCGTGTGACATGCACACGCCCCTCATGCCCGGCGACGATGGCCTTCACCAACGCAATAGGCCGTGGCGTCGTGGTCACGATCTGGCGGGGATGATCGCCAAGCCGCAAACCGAACTGCAACTGATCCCAGGTTTCACGCGCATAGCGCCACTTGGCCAATTCATCACACCAGGCAATCGCATGTTGCGGCCCACGAAGCTGATCGGGTTCCGTCGCGTTGTATAGTTTTGCAATCGCCCCATTGGACCAGGTGACCTGCCGCTTTGACGGTTCATAAAGCGGGCGTTCGTCTTTTGGATAGACCGACAGCAACCCGCTTTCGCCCTCGACCATCACATCGCGTGTGTCGGCCGCCGTCTCACCAATCAAGGCAATGCGGCCAACACCGGCGCAAACCTGTTCACGGACCCATTCAGCCCCGGTCCGTGTCTTGCCAAAACCACGACCAGCCATCACCATCCAGATGTCCCAGTCCCCATCCGGGGCAATCTGGTTTGGCCGGGCACGGAAGCCCCGCCAGTCGCAAAGCAGATCTTCGCAGTCCTGTTCTGAAAACCGTGACAACACCACATCACGCTGCGCTTCGGGTAAAGCCGCCAGCCTCTCGGCGGCGCTGCGCATATCAAGCATCGTCAACCGCTGCTGGCGCAATTGCTTCGAGCACGGCACGCAATCGCCGCGATGCCGGCGTTTCGGCAACCGCAATCGGGCCGCCATCTTTGCCCATATGTTCGTTGGAAACACGTTCCTTGAACTTTTCGGGTCGGTGCGCCTTCAACAGAAGTTCCAACATCCGATCCGAATATTCCTTATAGGTGCCCGTAATCTCACCTTTGTAAACAACGGGCTTGTCCGTGCCCTCGACACTACGCCGCCATGCTTCGCGTTCAAGCTTGTCGGCTGCTTCTTGTTCAGCTTCGTCCCAAGCTTCAGCAAATGCAGGATCAGCTTTGCGATGTTCGTAAGCCGTGTTTCGTGAAATCCGCGCTGTGCGGGCTGCTTCAGACACATTGCAGGTTTCCCGCAATGCGGCCAGAAACGTCTCGCGCACGCGATTCGTCATGCGTGTCCGCTTCATAATTTCATCCAGCCATATTTCATCCAGCTATACAAAAACACGCCGTTCGATCATCGAACCGCGTTTAAATATCTGCGAAATTTTCCAAAGCGCCGCACTGGTTTGCCGTGATGCGGCACGCCATTCCCAACCAACAACGCTCGGTACGCAGAACGTCTGGGGTGCGGTAATTGCTGTCCCAAGCTGATCCTTACCGCATCATTACGCGGTTGCGCCTATGCTGCTTTTTCCAGTTTGTCAAGGTAAATATCAACATTTTGTGGTGTGCCAAACAAATCTAACAAAATGTGGGCCTTGCCATGGTTGATACTTTGCACTTCCACAATGTGCCCATCGAAGGGGCCTTCAACAATCTGCACCCGATCCCCGATCCTGAATTCTTTGTGGCTCGCCATGAACCGTTCATCATCAGCTGCATCGAAGCTGCCTTTGTTCCGATCCAGAAAGTCGGCCAGACAGGCCCCTGTAACGGCCGCAGGACGGCCAGCCACGCCGACAACGGCATGCAGGCTATGGATCTGCTCAAAAAGCGCGTACCAGCGCTCCTGACCC